CAGAAATGAAGAAAAAACCTAATTTTAATTCTGCACTTTCTCAAAATTATTCTGTGGAATCTACTGAAGAAGTAAAAACTCAACCTTTAGGTAAATGGTTGGATGAAGTAAGCGCAATTCCTAAGGATGAGTTTATATTTATAACAAGAGATAACACTAGTAAAAAAGTAGGAGCTGTTTCTAAACAAGTTTATCAATTAATTTTAAACGGAGAGAATATTGATGATTTGTTTAATGAGAACGATAAGAAAAAAGCCATTGATGGTTTTGTAACTTATCTAGCAACTGAAAAATTAGGAGATGAAGTACTTAAAGTATTAGATTCACCAATGGGTTCAGTTGAAGATCATGAAGGAGTAGTAATTAGAGATGAAAAAATAGCAAGTGTACCCTTTAAAATAACGGGTAAATTTATATTAGGAGGTTTAATATCAGATTTTTAATGAAGAAAAAAGACATAATAAAATTAGTACAAGAAATAGTACAAGAAGTTAATTCAGACGCTTATGGTAGTGCTACTTTAACTTCTCAAGGACAATCTATTCATAGAGCTCCAGGAGTTTGGGAAAATAAAGAAGAAATAGCAGATTTAGAAGCCCGTTTAGCTCAATTATACAGAGAAATGGAGCAAGATGCTGAACCCGAAGGAGGTCCTATAGCGGATCAATATGCTGATGAAATTGATAAGTTAGAATCAGAAATAAGAGCATTAAAACCTAAAAAAACACCACTTACATATAATCAAGCAGTACGTTTAAGATCATTTGATCCAGACACTATTAATTTAGTTAATGAAATGTTAGATGCTGCTGAAATACACTATAATGAACTTGTTAGAGAAAATGGTATAGTTTCATCATTTTTAGATAAAAGATCAGGTGGGACATATATTAAATTCCCTCACTACAATGGTCCTCAAGGTAGAGGAGCAATGTTTGGTAAAGAAACAACAGACCAAATAGAAAGATCAAAAGCAGCGGCAAAACAAGCAGCACTTAAAACATACACTCAATTTAAAACATACATAGAAGATTATGAAATATCAGTTAAATCTCCATCAGGTGTTTATGGTAATGTTTATTTATTTATGATATTTAATGATTTAGCAGAAGATTATTCTGCACCAAAAGGAGGAACACAATCATCTCAATTTGAAGACATAGACGAACAAGCACCACCTGCAAAAGGAGGAGCACCTGCAAGAGGAGGAACACCAGCACCGATGGATCCTGATGCAAAAGCTGAAAAAAAAGAACTAGACGATTTAGAAAAAGAAAAATTTAATGTAAGAATAAAATATTTAAATAGAAGAAAAGCAAAAGCATCAGCACAAGCTGCAAAACAATCAAGTACTTCAATGAAAAGTATACAAACTCAAATAGACCAATTAATACAACAAAGAAGCAAAGTGGGAACAACACCTCCAGCTTCACCACAAAAAGAAAACAAAATTATGAAAACAAACAAATTATTATCTGATTACTTAAAAGAAAATAAAAGTAACAATTTACAATCAAATTTAAATGAACACCAAAAATTAGCAAAAAGACAAATGTTAATGGAAGGTGCTTTAAAACAATTTTTTGAAATGTTCGATGCGGGTAAAACTGATGAAGAAATAGTTTTAGATTATGCAACTAAAGGCGTAAGCGTACCAGAACAATTTGTAAAAAAAGCAAGAAGTCAGTATGAAACTCTTTCAAAATTAAAAACAGAATTAGAAATGAGTGAAAAAGAATTTAAAAATTCAGCTTCTAATATAGTAAATAACCCAGTAACGGGAGAAGCAGATATGTTAGATGATGAAAAACAATTAGCATCTGCGATTACTTCAGAAGAAATATAAATACTAAAAACTAAAAAACTATGGCAAATCCTTGGAGAAAAATGGTATTCCCTGTCAGCTCATCTACAGTAACAGGTATTACAGGATCAATATATAAAGTATGTACAGATGGATCTACTACAGTAAAATACATTCATAGTGCCTCATTTGGGTTTCAAAATCAGGGAACAAATCAACTTGATCCTGGTGCCCCAATTCCAGATTTAAAGTTCGAATTGAACACTGGTTCTTATGTTTGTGTAGAAGCAGATTTTTCATATGTAAGTTGTTCTGTTGGTACTCATGTGTATTTAAAAACTAATGGAAGTCAAGGTTGGGATTCAAATCCATTATAATGAAAAATCTTAAAAACGAAATACTAAAAGAACTAATCAGACTTACTGAAAGAGATTACCAAGCTCCACCTGAAATTCTTGATGCTTTAAAGGAAAAACTTAAAATGAATCCTTTAATTCGATATGTTGATTCTTTAAAAGCAGTTAATTCTTTACCTCCATCATATGAAGTTCGTCTTTTAAATGGACAATCCTTTGATATTTATTATGAAGATTTTTCTTTAATGGTAAAAATTGGATCAAAAGAATATTATTTAATGGATATGAGTGAAAGAAATGAAGCCATGACACATATAAATAAATTATTAACTATAAAACCAGTCCCTTCATTTACATCACCCGAAGAAGAAACAGAAGAAACAGGAGAAACAACGGGTGGAACAACACCTTCACCAGGAGCAGGAGATCCTAATGTTGCAATGGAACCTGATGATGAAGAAGAAGAACCAGAAGAGGAAGAAGCAGAAGAAGAAGTATAATGGAATTAAAAGAGGCCCTAGGAGAAATATTTAAGGTAGCAAGGGAAGAATTTGAAATACAAAACTCCCCCCAACTTCATTTAAGACAAGATGAAGAAAATGCTCAAGGCATCTTTGGAAAAACAGCTTATTATGATCCAACAGATCAATCTATTGTATTATACATAACAAACAGACATTCAAAAGACATTTGTAGATCTTTTGCACATGAATTAGTACATCATCACCAAAATGAAAGAGGTGATTTAGAATTAGGAGATGCATCTCAAGCAACTTATGCACAAGATGATCCTCATATGAGAAAAATGGAAATGGAAGCATATTTAAAAGGCAATCTTCTTTTTAGAGATTGGGAAGATAAAGTAAAAAATTACTAATATGAAAAAATCACAATTAAAAAAAATAATAAAAGAATCCATTAAGGAATTGATGAATGAACAAGCAAATATTGATGGAGCTTGTATGGCTGTAGTAATGGTTCCAGCCCCAGGACCACCACCAGTTGTAAGCCAAACTTTTATAAATAATATGCAAAATAAAAATTGTAATTTTTATGATAATAAATTTGCAAATTTTAATAATAAAATGACAAACTTACTATCAGGAAATCAACCATGTTTAGTAGGCGATAATCCAGTATGGCAAACACAATTACAACACAAAAAAAATTACATAAGAAATAATTTTGGTCCAGGTACCACTATGAATTGTACTCTTTCACCACCTAAATAAAAAACTAATAATAAATGGCAATACAAACAAGTTCAGCAGTATTAAAATCATATTTTGAAACAGGAGATGTACCTACAGCAGCACAATTTGGTGATCTTATTGATTCAACAGCATTATATGATGGTACTTTAGAAAATATAGTATTTAGTGGATCAAGTACAGGTTCTTTTGGTATGGTAAGAGCTAAAGAGCTTCACCCATATACAGGATCTACTACAATGAATGTATCCGCTTCTTTACTTCCTCCATTTATTGGACCAACAGGAGTTGGTATGGATTTAGGAGCTACACTTACTCCTTGGAAACACGTATATGCTGCTTCAGCAAGTGTTGATCATTTAAATGCACGAACAGGATCAGTAGTAACAGTTTCGGGAGGTTTAGCCCCATTAATAAATTCATCATATGATTTAGGTACTACAGACCTAAAATGGAATATGTTACATATTAGTGGAGTTAATATAGATTATATTAGTTCAAGTGTAGAACCTGATCAAACAAATCTTAGAAATTTAGGATCAGCTACAAGACAGTTTTCAACTGTTTTTGCAAAATCAGCTTCTTTAGAATATATTAGTGCATCTAATGGAACATTAGGTACAACAATACAAATAGCAAAAATTAATCAAGTAAGTGGAGCCCTTTTACCTATGGCTGATAATGTATTTGATTTAGGTTCTGGAGCAAAATCTTGGAAAGATTTACATGTTCAAGGAACAGCAACAATTGGTACTTTAGCTATTGGTAATGTTGCAACAATGGTTATAGGAACAGCTTCATTAGGAGTAGTAAGTTCAAGTAGAATAGATGGTATAGGAGGATATGGAAACATAATAATTAGTGGTGGTTTAGTACCAGGTACAACAAATGTATTTGACTTAGGTACTACAACAACTACATGGAGAACATTACATGTTAGTGGAGCCAATATAGGTTATGTTAGTTCAAGTTTAATTCCAGATCAAGATAATCTTAGAGATTTAGGAACATCGGCTAGAGAGTGGAAAGATTTATATCTTGATGGAACAGCTAATATAGATGTATTAGCAGCTGATACAGGTACAGTAAACACACTTACAGCAACTACAGCTTCACTTACTGTAATAAGTTCAAGTAGAATAGATGGTATAGGAGGATATGGAAATGTAATTATTAGTGGAGGATTAGTACCAGGTACAAATAATATATTTGATTTAGGTACTAAAGCAAAAAAATGGAGAACATTGTTTGCAGTTTCAGCTTCAATTGATAATGTTAGTTCAAGTTTAATTCCCCATAAAGATGATACTTATGATTTAGGATCAAATTCCCTACAATGGAAAGACTTATATATTGATGGAACCGCAAATATTGATACATTAACAGCAGACACAGCTTCTATAGGAAGAGTAACTAATTTAATACCAACAACAGATGGAGCTTCTTTTATAGGAAAACCAGGTTTTAGATTTAAAAACATACATGTAGTTTCATCAGCTATAGATTTTGTAAGTTCAAGCTTAGTTCCTCATAAAACATCTACATATAATTTAGGATCAGCAACATTACAATGGAATACGGCATCTATAAAATATATAACAGCTTCTCATATAGTAGTAGATACTTTTACTGCTAATACTGTTAATTTTACAGCAACTAACACAATTACTGGTTCAAATCAGTTTGGGTCAGGATCAACTAATACAAATTCTTTTTCAGGAAGTATTTCAGCTGTAACAGACATAACAGCAAGTGGAAATATAAGTGCAAGTGGAACAGTAACCGCAGCTAGTTTTAATTTTGCAAATGCTTCTATTAACACTACAGATATTTCAGCTAGTGGACATATATGGGTTAGTGGTGGTAATGCATCAAATTTAGTATTCCTTAGTAGTGATGGTGGTCATATATCAGCTTCAGGAAATATAAGTGCAAGTGGATATATTTCTGGTTCAGGTTTAGTAATAGCAGGAACAAGTACATTTGAAAATATTAATTCAAGTGGAACAATAATTGCAACAGCAGTAAGTACATCTGGAATAATTTCATCATCTAAAGGATTTTACACTATAGGAGGATTTGTTAGTGCATCAGATGCTTCAGGATCTATTCAGATAATATCAGGAGGTATTCATCATAGTAGAATAGAAGGAAGCTCAGCTGATAGTAACCAATATACAGTACATGGTAGAAGATTTACAGTAAAAAATAAATTACAAGCAGCACTTCCAGCTTCTCAAAGTTCAGGAATATTTACAGTAAATAATCATAGTGTACAAGATGGAGATATAGTTATAGGAACATTTATGGGATTAACAGGAGCAGGTGTAGGAACTTTAGCACTAAGTTCTTCAATCCATTGTTTTACAACATCATCTCTTGATGCAGGATTTAAATTTTACATACACAATAATAAAACAACAGAAATAGCAAACAATTCTGACTTTACAGCATCGTTTGTAGTATTATAAAACAAAACGTTATGAGCATATTAGGAAAAATATTTAGTAGTGGAGCAGCCGACCTAGTAAAAGGTGTAGGCGGAGTTATAGATAACTTACACACATCTAAAGAAGAAAAATTAAACGCAGAAAGAAAAATCAGAGCTTTAGTAGCAGAACACGAAGCTAAAATGGAACAAAATATAACTGATCGTTGGTCAGCTGACATGAACAGTGACAGTTGGTTAAGTAAAAATGTAAGACCCTTAGTCTTAATATTTTTAGTAGTCTCAACAGTTCTTATGATATTTATTGACGCAGGAACAATTCAGTTTACAGTAGAACAAAAATGGACAGACTTGTTACAACTAGTATTAATTACAGTGATTGGTGCCTATTTTGGTGGTCGATCATTTGAAAAAAGTAAAAAGAAATAATGATAGATTACGTTACGTTAAATATTTTATTAATTAAAAAATAAAAATAGTATGAAATGCAATTGTCAAGAATGTAAATGTGGAACAAGTTGCGAGTGCACTTGTTGTAACTGTTAAAAACATATAGTTCGATTCATAGCCGAACGATTTAAAATTTAAAAAAGGAGCTGTGGCCCAATCATTTGGTTGGGTCACTTTTTTTTCGTATATTAACCAAATAAATAAAGATATAATATGACTAAAGTAGTAATTGTAGGAGCAGGTGTTGCAGGAGTAAATGCCGCTACAAAATTAGTAGATAATGGGTTTGATGGAAAAATTACCATTATTGATATGGGTTTAGATCCATATAGAAGACCAGCAGCAGATGTAATGAGAGGTTTTTTAGGAGCAGGTGGTTGGTCAGACGGTAAATTAACTTATCACACATCCATAGGAGGACAATTGTCTAAATACACAGGTGATAAAAAAGCAATGGAATTATTTGATCAAGTAATTGACAATTTTAAACGATTTCATCCTAAACCAGAAGAAGTACAATGTTCAAACCCTATAGCAGAACCAGATTTTATTAAACCACATTTTGGTTTAAGATTATTCCCTGTATGGCATGTTGGAACCGATTATCTACATGAAATTGGTAAGAATTGGTATGATTATTTAGTGTCTAAAGGTGTAGAATTTATATGGGAAACTAAAGTCACAGATATTGATTTTGATAAAAATGTAGTAAAATATTCAGAAACTAATGCACATGCAGATTACTGTTGGGAAGATTATGATAAACTTATATTTGGTGTAGGCAAATCAGGTATTGATTTTGGTAAACAATTAGCAGAACAATACAAATTACCTACAGAACCAAAATCAGTACAAATTGGAGTGCGTTTTGAAGCACCACAAAAACACTTTCAAAAATTAATTGATATTAGTTATGATTTTAAATTATACCAAAAGTTCGAAGAAAAAGGTGTATCATTAAGATCATTTTGTACAAACAATAATGCAGCTTATGTAGCTGCTGAACACACTTATGGTGATGTTAGTTACAACGGACATGCTAAAAAAGATGAATCATATAGAAACGATATGACTAATTTTGGTATATTAATGGAAATTAGAGGTATAGATAAACCATTTGATTGGTCAAGAAAAGCAGTAGATAAATTACAACATGAAGGTGTAGGAATGTTTTATTCACCATCACAAAGAGTTCCATCTAAAACATCAGAAGGTGATTATGTAGAATGTCATGTTGTAGATAGTATAGACATTTTATATGATGCAATTGGAGATTATGCAATACACATTGAAGATTTTATTAATGATTTAGAAAAAGTATTTCCAACATTAGGTAAAGATTGGGGTATTTATATGCCTGAAGTAAAATATTTATCACCAGAACCATTAGTTAATTACAATGATTTAAGTCTTACTAGGTTTCCTAATGTACATTTTGTAGGTGATGCATTATCAGCAAGAGGTATAACAGTGTCAGGAGCACAAGGAACATTAGTAGCAGAACAGTTATTAATATTAAAAAAGGAGATAAATGATTTTTTAGAATGGGCAGATGAGCCAGGACCTTGGTCTGAAGAAGATGATAAAATCTATACTGTAGGTGGTTTAACTAATGATAAAGAAGGATCATTTATGAAATTTGTAAAAAATAAAAATAAATAATATGACTAATTTAACAAAAAAAGATAAAGAAAAAGCTTTAGCAGAAGAAATACAAAATATTAAAAAATGGTATAATCCTAAAGCTAAAGTTAGAAGAGTAGCTAAGATTGAAGAAGATGGTTCTAAAACTATAGCTCTAGCCTTACAAATGGGTGATAGAACAGTATTTCATAATGAAGAAGGTCCAGCTTTAGTTAATAAAGAACAAAAAATAAAAGAATATTATTTAAATGGAATTGAATTTACTTATGATGATTGGAATGAAATAATGAAGGGTAAAGAAGGATTACCATGGTATAAAAAACCAGCACCTAAAGGACAAAACCATAGAAATTAAAAATATGAAAATAGGATTTTGTGGAACAATGAGTGTAGGAAAAACTACACTAGTAAATGCTTTAAAAGAATTACCTGAATTTAAAGATTATCATTTTAGAACAGAACGTTCTAAACATCTAATGGATTTAGGTGTACCATTAAATACAGATAGTACTTTAAAAGGACAATTAGTTTTTGCTTCTGAAAGAGCAGTTGAATTAATGCAAGAAAAAATTATAACGGATAGAACAGTTGTTGATGTTATGGCATTTTGTGAATTATCTAAATCAATGGAAGCACATGAAAAACATTATTTGAGTGCTACTTTATATTATCTTATAAAAGAATATGATATTTTATTTTATGTTAGTCCTGAGGGAGTAGAAATAGAAGATAATGGTATTAGGGAAACAAACGCAGAATATAGAGATGCAATTGATAAAAAAATTAAATCAATTGTGAGAATGTTTAGAGGTAATACTATTACAATTAGTGGTACTGTAGAAGAACGTATAAAACAAGTTAAAAACGCAGTAGCTCAATATGTATAACATATAATATGGCTCAACCAAATATAAAACAAATCATAAAACAGGAGTACATTAAATGTGCTAAAGATCCTGTATATTTTATGAAAAAATACTGTTGGATTCAACACCCAACAAGAGGTCGTGTACAATTTAATTTATATCCTTTTCAAGAAGGTACTTTAAGATTACTTCAAAAACATGATAGGAGTATTATTCTTAAGTCTCGTCAGTTAGGTATTTCTACTTTATCCGCAGGTATTTCATTATGGATGATGATATTTCAAAAAGATAAATCTATACTTGTAGTTGCAACAAAACAAGATACAGCAAAAAACTTAGTAACAAAGGTAAAATTTATGTATGATGAATTACCTTCATGGTTACAAATTGGATTTACAGAAAATAATAAATTAGCACTACGGCTAAAAAATGGTTCTCAAATTAAAGCAGTGTCCGCAGCAAGTGATGCTGGTAGATCAGAAGCAATTTCTTTGTTGATTATTGATGAGGCTGCCTTTATTGAAGAAAATAGAATAGAAGACATTTGGGGTTCGTCACAACAAACACTATCAACGGGTGGTAGAGCAATTGTTTTATCTACACCAAATGGCACAGGTAACTTTTTTCATAGAATGTGGATTAAAGCACAAGAAGGAAGAAATGGTTTTACACCTATAAAATTACCTTGGACAGTACACCCAGAAAGAAACCAAGAATGGAGAGACAAACAAGATGATGAATTAGGTTTAAGAATGGCAGCACAAGAATGTGATTGTGATTTTACAACTTCTGGTAATACTGTATTTGAAACAGAAATAATGAAATTTATTGAGTCAACAAATATATGTGATCCTATAGAAAAAAGAGGTATAGAAGGAAATTTACACATTTGGGAATATCCAGATTACACAAGAAATTACATGATAACAGCCGATGTAGCTAGAGGAGATAGTAAAGATTATTCTGCTTTTCATATTATAGACATTGAAGAAGCTAAACAAATTGGTGAATTTAAAGGTCAAATTGGTACTAAAGAATTTGGACATATGTTAGTTGCAATTGCAACTGAATTTAATAATGCATTACTTGTAGTTGAAAATGCTAACATAGGATGGAATACAATTCAAGTAGTAATAGATAAGGGTTATCAAAATTTATATTATTCACCTAAAGGAGATGCAGCAACAAATGCAGATTCTTTTTTAGCTAAAGGATACGATATAACAGACACAACAAAAATGGTTCCTGGTTTTACAATGTCAATGAAAACTCGACCATTAACAATAGGAAAATTAGATGCTTATTTAAGAGAAAAATCAATCTTAATCCAAGGAAAAAGAACATTAGAAGAAATGCGTACTTTTATTTGGAAAAACGGAAGAGCAGAAGCACAAACAGGATATAATGACGATTTAGTAATGTCTTTAGCAACAGCATGTTATGTTAGAGACACAGCATTAAAATTTGCACAACAAGGAATTGACATAACAAAAGCAGCATTAAAAAACTTTACAAAAAGTGCCCCCATGATTTATACGGGGGGAGTAAGTAAAAAAGACGCAGGATGGACTCAAGATTTAGGAGAACATGGACAACAAGATTTAACTTGGCTTCTTTAATATGTATTAAAAAACAATATAAATGGCAGACACTAGTTTATTCACCAGATTAAGAAGATTATTTTCAAATGACGTTATTATTCGTAATGTTGGGGGGAAACAATTAAAAATAATGGACACAGGTAGGATCCAAAAATATGGAAACCTAGCTACAAATTCACTTTACGATAGATTTACACGTTTACATAAACCTGTAGGATCATCATTACAATATAACCCAACATTAAATTATCAGTCAATGCGACTGCAGCTTTATAGTGATTATGAAGCAATGGATCATGATCCTATTATCGCAGCTGCATTGGATATTATGTCTGATGAAACAACTTCAAGAAATGAATATGGTGATGTTTTAAATATTAATTCTTCAGATGAAAATGTTAGAAAAGTATTACATAATTTATTTTATGATGTTTTAAATATAGAATTTAATTTAGCTACATGGGTTAGAAATATGTGTAAATATGGAGACTTTTATTTAAAAATGGAAGTATCTGAAAAATTTGGTGTTTATAATGTTATACCTTTATCTGTATATGAAGTAGTAAGAGAAGAA